ATGCAAGCAGCAGAAGTAATTGTTTTACCTTGTTGACGACCCTCCATCAATATAACTTTACGATTATTTATTATTGTATCAACTTTTTCCCGTTGACAATCGTAAAGTTTAAATAATACTAAACCTCGATCCAAAGAAACTATATAGCAATAATTTTCAATAAAATATTTGGGGTCTTGTGAACACTTAATGTATTCTGTAACTTGTTCTGGAGTAAACTGTACATTTACTCCTGCTGCCTTCAAATTCGCATTAGCATTGTAAACTTCTGAAACCAATTTACACGTCGCTCCAGTTTTCGCTTATGTCATCGATCGGTGTTGCTTGATCAGCACTATACCTTCTAAATGTATTTACGCCATCTTGATTTAAGTTTGCGGTAACATCATTAATAACTCCTTGCGAACTTACAGCTCCAAACATATTAACTTTAGCTGTAAAGTTTAGAGTATGTGTTACAAACCTTCTAATACTAAAGTCTCCGTCGTAATCATCTTGAACAGAAACTGAGTTTAAAATAATAGGAACGTCAGTAACTACATTCATATCATCTATAGACTTAACTGCAAGTGTGTACTCAGGAGTAAACGTTGGCAATATTTGCTCTAGTATAGCCAAACCATCTTCCGTATTTTTTGATAGTGCATATAAACTAATATCTAAATTATATGGAACTGGAGCAAAGGTTTGATTTCTAGATTCTCCATCTGTACTAACACAAACTAGTTTTTCCATACGATTAGTTTTACGTAGAGGATCATAAGAATATCCAGTTATTTCAAATGAAAGTCTAGGAATAACCGTATATGTGTGTTGATCTAAATTAGGATCAGATTCTATTCTAACAATCCACTTTTCTTTAGGGGCATATGACAACGGAACTGCGATAGTTTGTTGTAAAACTCCATCGTTATCATATCTTGGTATTTGTATACCACTAAACAATCGACCAAATGCTACGATTGTTCTTCTTATAATACCATGATAGTAAAATGATCCGTTTAGCATTATTTAAGTTCTCCAAAAGGATTTGATTCGCTAAACAATATGTCTGCAGCTTCATCCTTAAACTTAGTATTATCACCATAAGAATCTGAAAGATCTGGATTATGCTCTAAAACAGCTGTCGCTAAAGCTGGAGTTGTTATTGTATCAGATTCATCGGGTGTTATGTTTATAGTAGGAATAGTAGTATAGCCATATCCTCTGTTTGTTACAGTTATTTTAGTTATTGTACTACCGTCAGTAGTAGCTACTGCAGTTGCTCCTGTTCCGTTACCACCTGATATAGTAACTGTTGGAGCAATAGTGTATCCTGCTCCTGCTGTATCTACAGTAACCGAACCGATACCAACTGCCTGTGATCTAGCAGTAGAAATATCTTCAGTATATATACTTTCAAACGCATCAACAGCAGCATCGCCAGTATCAATATGTTCACTGCTATATTGAAACAGCTCAACTTGAAGTTTATAAACCTGCAATCTGCCTATTTGATAAAACGGATCTTGGTGTTGAACAAATTTAATTTCAAACAATCCACCTGTTAGTGGAAAGTGAAGTAAGTCGCCTTCTGATGGACGGTTTTTTAATATACCAGTTCCGTAACGACCAACTAGTTGTTCCCAACGACGTCTTGAAACAGTTAATGTTGCTGACTGTTCCATAAACATACCGAACCGTTGAATGAAAGCACCTTGTCCTTCAAATCCATCAGCACTTTCTAAATACATTTCAATAGGAAATGATTTTTTAAATTCGCTTAATCTATCCTCACCAAGTATTTCGTCTTTGGCAACTAAAGTTCTGGGGATATATGTAAAGTCTTGACCGTATATTTGAATAGACTCAACTATGATGTCTTCCATCATAAGTTGTTCGTTTCTAGTCCCCTGCGAAAAATATACGTTTCTAGGCATAATTTATCCTAGGAAAAATTCTAAAGGTGCAGATTTATTTTGAAGTTCATCTTCTAACTGATTAATCTCAGCTACTGCTTCTTCATATAAAGCATTGCCGTCTAGAGTTACACCTCCAGGAAGTTGAATACCTTGAAACTTTTTCAAGTTTACTCCCCACTGCTTTTTAAACAGAGCAGTAGTATAGTGCTTCAACCATGGCTCGTTATAGATCTTTGTCCATGTTGTTGGATCTAGTGCTCTATATGCTTCAACTACAACATACTCGTCAACCATAATATCAGTTGGCCAATATTGATCGATGTGAAGTTGATTTGTCATTCTATTAAATCTGTAAAGCGGATATCCATTCAACTCTAAATCTAGCAGAGCAATATGAGACATCACAGATTTGTAATAGATTAAAGAAGTAGATGTTAAATCATACAAGTCATTTAATCTTAACTGATACTGCAGATCAAACAAACCCTTTGAAGAAGAACCTTGTGTAAACGGAATAACTCTAGTTACGCCATATACATAATCTGGAACTGTAATATATTTGTTTTCTGTATCGCCAGCAGTATAAAAGTCAGCAGCTGCTAGTGTAGCTGAGGCATCCCCAGCACTTACGCTTTCGCTTGCCTCAAATGTTCCAGTAACATCCCTAATTCTTATTGTGTCAGTATCTTGATCATCTAAGAATTCTTGAACGATAGCAGTTGCACCTGAAGATGCGCCAGTAATCGTTGTACCTTTAGCAAAAGATTCAGCATTTGATCCAGTAATAGTCAGCTCAGAAGGAGTTATCTTATGCTTCAGATATATTCTTTCAACACCCTCGTAATGATAGAGGGTAAAGTATTCTAGTGCTTCATCTAACCTGTCTTCTAGTTGATCATCGTCAACGTTAATTTCTAATACAGGAGCACCTAACCCTCTAAGAGCATATTCTTTTAATCCTGACCTTGTGGTAACTGCCATAATTGTTCCTAAAACTTTTCGTTATTATATATTTATATTTATTATCTTGCTAGTGAGTTTTTAAATGGGTTTTCAGCAAATGCTGCGTAAATGTAAGTTGAGCCCGAAGCATTAACTGCTGTTGTAGTTGTTCTAATCTTAAAACCGTTAGCAGTGTAGTCGTATACATCTAAGTTACTAAACTCTGCATTATTGGTATTTGCGCTAAGATAATGTTTTGCTACGTTATAAGGGTCTCTAGCGTTATCTTGAATCCACCAGTTATCAGCAGCGTTAGTTCGCTTCACCATAATCCATGCTGGTCTAAATCCTGTGTAGACAAATGGACCATCAGTAGAGCCATTACCTGTGTAGCTACCAAACGATGAGAAACCTTCTACTTCTGAAAACGCATAGCAAACCGTTGTTCCTGTGCTACTTACTTGACCGCTAGTTATTGAAATCGTGCTGCTGTTTATACCTGTTAGCCAATTTGAGCCAGACGCAATTGTCGAACTTGTTGAGTTCAAATAAAGACCGTTGTTGGTAGGCGAACCATAATATTTGTGCCATACAATCCAATTGTAAGCATTTGCTCTGTTTTTGAATATAAACATATCTGGAGTAACGCCTAGACCATGACCAAAGCTAAATGAACCAGAAGGCTCGGTATAAGTACAGATACTAAATCCAGCCGTGGTGTTTGCAGAGACTGTTGAAGTTATTGAGCCATCTGTATTACTAACTCCAGAACCATTAGCTTTCCAGTTCCAAGAAGCATAGGTAGCAGCACTCTCGTTTGTTCCAGCATCGCTACCCATCGTAAAGCCATCAGAGTCAAGTGATGTCAAACCAGTAGTAGCTGTAACTTCAGCAACAGTTAAGTTAGAAGATAACTTTTTAGTAGCTCCTCTTATTGCATCATATAAACCATGAGAATAAGCAACACTTCTGCCTTTAGCCCATACCAAATCAGGCTGAAAACCTACGCCAGTAATTGAGTTAGTGCTTCCGTTACCTGTATACAACACAGTATTAAAATGCTCAGACCCATCCACAATAGTTGAGTCAGGCAAGTTGTATGTGTTGAGTGGCAAGAACCCTGTTGGTGGTGTGTAAGCAAATGGGCGTTGACCGAAGTTGGCTATACCTGTTGAAGTATTTAACAAGGCCGCTGGGAGATATGTTCCGCTTATGCCACTAAATGCTTCATTAGTTCCAGCTTCTGGATCACCGCTAGCTTGCCAAACTCCATTTTTAGCAAACCATATTTTGCCGTTATCCATATCTAAGGCAACACCAACTAAGTCTCCCGTAGTATATGTATCGCCATACGAAGAAGCGGTTTGTCCGTTATATTTGTTGCCGTTATTTGAATACGAATACGCATCCCCAGAGGACAACACAGAGTAACTTAAACCAGCATTATCCTTTAGGATTGACCCAGACCATGAGGAAGTTCCTGAAGATAAAGTAGATTCCCAATACCATTTCCCAGATGAAAGTCCAAAAGTAGACTTAAGCATCGTGTTAGAAGAAGTTGAACACGAAGCGTCTAAATTTCCATTTGCGGTTGTAAAGTTTGTACCAAGTGCCAAAGGATTCCAAGTACAGTAGTTAGCCGTGTACTCATCAGTTAACGTAGGCACGTCAGTCATGATGTCGTAGCTAGACTCACTCGATGCGTTACTGTTTATGTTGTTTGCAGTCCAGTTGTTCTTGTTACCAGACGCATCAAAGTTAAACTGTGCATCTCTGGTGTCAGCAAAGGCCATGTAGATGTAAGTGTCACTTGACCCATTTGTTGAATAACCAGTGTTATTGAGAGTGAATCCAGTAGCAGTAAACTCTACGTCGTAAGGGGAAACTTGCTGTTCAGCGTTTGTTAAATCAC